TCGCGCTCAATTTGTTCGATATATAACACATTGCGCTCATTTATCTTGGTTAACGCCTGATTTTCTCGACATAACTTTTGATTATCAGAATTCAGATAATACATTTTGTTTATTGCCAACAATACTAACCGCCTTTCTTCACTCAAAGAATCCAGCTCCCTCACTTTCAATGAGCTTTTGAATTGCTTTTGTGTATGCGCTATCGATGGCAATAGAATCATAAAGGTAAATAGTATCAACTTGTTTCTCATAAATCGTTTTTAGTTTAATGCGTTCCTTTTGAATTGTATCGATTTGCGCTTTCCATATAACAACAGTATCTGAGGTGGTGACAATTTGTCCCCATGTAGGTTTGCATGAATTTTTCCCCACAATGAATGCAATGATTAATCCAATAACAAACGCAATGTATTTAATATATTGCTCCTTCATGTATGCGGTAATTTTTAACGCTGAAATTTCTATTTATTCCTTTCGTAATAATTGCGAATCCGTGATTGTATTTAGAGTAGGGATTGTAATCGGGACTTAACTCACTCAAACAACCCACACCCCAACAGGTAATAATCTTTCCATTTACATCGCGCTCGGTATGTTCTGCGGTTTGGTGGTGATGTCCACACATGGCATTGGCTTTAGTCTTTAAAAACAATCCACGCGCTACGTTGACACTTGGCAAAAATTGCTTACCGAATTCGTGACCGTGAAATATAGATAACCCACCTACATTCAATTTGCTTTTGCCATCCAACCATTTGATGTCGTATTTATCACAATGGGTAAGTGTTGGAAAATCGAATGCGTCAATGTCGAATAGTTCTGGTGCTTTAACGCGCATATAACGCCAGTATCGTTCTTCGTGGTTTCCTTCTTTGTAAATGATTTCAGCATTGGGAAAGTTTGCTCGTAACTCACAAAGAAACTCACGCATCGCGTATAATTCATCTTTGAATTTTCGCTTCTTTGGATCCTTAACAAAATCACTTATCATGTGACAATCTAACGCATCACCATTTAAAATGATAGTATCAACGTTTTCATCGATACCCGTTTGAATGGCTACGCTTAACGCGCTAATGTCGTGGTATGGTATGTGAACATCGCATAACACTAATATTTTATTTCCTTTTACCTCGAAATGTTTACGACCTTTTGAATAGGACTTGGGTAAATTGAATGGATTGCGTGGGCGTTCCTCTGTGCGATACAACGATTTATCTTTTAATAAATTTGTACGACCTTTACCTTTTTTTCCTTCAATTCTGCGTAATGTATCACGCGCATCCTCGACACTCATAAAAGTTTCAAAATGTTCTTTGGCTAATTTTTTTGCGAGTGTCAACGTTGGCGCATCTGGAAAACGATTTCGAACTTCTCGCGCTAATTTACTTTTTTCTCCGATTGCTCTTGGCATAAATCAATAAGGTTGGTAAATAGTTTTGCCGCCACTTTTTACAGCGCGTAGTATTTGTTTCCTATTTCCTTCCTTATTAAAACTGACATGCACCCAGTCGGGGTTATTGGATGTACCAAACTCCCAAATGAGTTGGTCGAAATTACAACTATTTTTTATATAATCAAAAATTTCTTTATTACTCACACCGCCTAAAATATCTCCATCGATATCTAACGCCTTTCCTTCCATGTGTTGTGACTTCTTCGCACCGCCAATACGGTTGTTTAATTCAACGCTACGAAATCCGCTACTTATTCCAATGGGTTTATTAAAGTGTTCGCGCACTTTGTCGAATACTTCCGTACAAACCAACTTCAAATTATTGATTTGTTCTGTATTTGGCAAATTAGCAATGCGCAACGCGGTTGCCTGATTGCTTTTTGTGACCTCTTGTAAGGTGGTGTATTTACTTAGTTGGCTCATCGTTCATGGCATTGGATAAATCTTCGCTTTTGCGTCCTATTAACGTCTTAATTTTACCCCATAAATCTTTACCAGTTACCGCTTCAATAGATTCAACAATCGATTTAAATTCGATTATAGCGATAACGGTTGCAATCAATTTAGTGATGGGTATTAATTGTTCAATGATGTAGGTTTCTATCAAAAAACCGCTTACGATTGCGAGTTGATATAACATCATTTTAGTCACGCTGTCAGACATTCTACGTGAGCGAATGCGCTGCCCTATTTTTAACGCTTTCCAAATACCAACCACCATATCAGCACCAACCAAAAAACCAATGGTAATCATTAGTTCTTTAATGGGTAGGAAAATTGTAATGATGCCTAACAACCAAAACTTACCTTTCAAAAACAATGACCATTTCATCTTTTAATTTCGTATTGTTTTTTCAGATATTGCTTTAATAATTTTTCGTACTCTTTTTTTCTCTTTAATACGATGGTGGAAGGAAGTCTTTTAGTGTCCATTTAACTCGGTTATATTTATATGAATCGCTGATTAAAAAACTACTTTTACCGTATGGGTTGCGGTCAGGTGAAATGTCGTTATTTGAGTTCGATGTGTATTCGGGAAACAACGTGCTATTATAGCACAAATACTGCACCAAACGATTTGTATAATATCTCGCGTTATCACGTGCAGCTTCCTTTAAAGATTCCATTTCGCCCTTCGTTACTGGTGTCGTATCTTCACTTTGTCGGCTAACTAAATTACCGTTGTCATGCTTGTAAAGTAATGACGGATATAACTCGACCATAGTCCACCACAATAGCGACTTTAACACATAATCATTGAGCAATGTTTCATAATCTCCTGACAATGTTCCTGCGCTAACATCCGATTTTATTCTATTCATTAAATCAGTACCCAAATAATTAGTTAATTGTTTGTCTTGCGCTAAATAAATAGCAGGTCTGATAATGTTAGGATCAACAGCATCCGTGATGGCTGTATATTTCTTTAAATAATCCTCTGTGATTAATAATATTTCGGGTTGTATTGCCATTTTTATTCGTATTTATTTGATTCCAAAACGTGGGTTATCGGGTAAAAATCCATTGTAAGGCATGTCGATAGGACGTTGTTCAACTAAATAGTTATTACGAACTTTGTAACCTGCCTTTTCTGCCATACTCCATGCCTTTTTTTGTACGTTAGGATTGTTTAAATCGAGTCCAAAACCTTTCGCGCTAATGTATAATTCCTTTTGCCAAATGTGATGACAGTTACCACCGCCTTTATATAACCAACAGCTATAAGTATTCGCCCCGTTTGGCCCCCATCCTGGATTAACTGCCTTGTTATTCATCGCTAATATATCTTCTTTCCTATATAGCTTATCAGCGGATAACATCTTAGAACAAAATGGACGTGTTGACGATGTTACACGACCACTATAACGATAGCGTGTGTAATATGTCTTGCCATTGATGACTTTATCTTGGTCACTCTTTGCGTTTGGTTTTGCAGTTCCTGTACTTACCGCTTGTTGTATTTCAATACCATCGAAGATATGCGCTAACGCTTCGTTTTCAATGTCGTCATTTTCATAATCAACTTCGTAACTATCTAACAAAATCCAATCTTCATTGGGTTCTTCACCAAGTTCTATTAATGCATCAGCTATTGAATCGAGTTCAATCTCATCTGTTTTAGAAACGCTTTGGTGTTCACACTCAACTTTTTTTTTTTGAGCTATTTGCGTGGGGTCTAAAACAACATTGGAAAGATTATCGAAAATCGTGTTTATCTGCGCATCACTCATCGTTGGAAACGCTGCTTTTGTTATTGCCTTCGCACTCGTTGGCGTTAAAACATTCGCAGTCGTTTGAGTAATGATTTCTAATAACGATGAAATTTGCGCACCATTTAACGCTTGGCTCGCCACATCGGTTGGAGTAGATGAAGTTGCGTCTGTTGTTGGTGCAGCATCAATGAATAAATCATTTTGAACTATTGAAACATCGCTTGTGATACCTTCACTATTCAACAAATATTCAACGCTATTAGTTATCATGCGTTGGAATGGTTCGATAACTTGTTTCATGAAAATATGCATTGCAGTTTTCATTTCATCGGTATTACTTCCCAATCCACCACCATCACGAATACCAAATAACAAAGGACTTGTAACGCGATGCGCCACCAATATAGATTCAACAGCTTGGCTAACCAACGTTTCAAATTGCTTATCCATATCGCCAACAGGGAACGAAGTAAACTCAACACCTCTGTCCCTTTCTTCATTGAAAAACGTTAAAACCTTACCAGCATTTTCAGCACCTTGAATAGATTGTTGTAATTGGTTTTTAATCATACGTTGTTCTTCTAACGATGGAATTCCATTGTTAAATGAAGCAATCAATGAAGGGAAGAAACCATTTAAAATGATGTTAACTTGGTACTCGCTAATTTGACGCGTTAATTCGATATTGTTTATCGCGCTGATGTAGTCGGGTTTTGGGTAGTATTCACTTCCCGGTACAATCGAGTGAACGAATAATACTTGAACAGGACATTCGTCTTTATAATCCGTGTTGAACATCGGAATATACGAAGGTGTATTTTTCTTTTTTCGGGTGTCGTTCCAATCACGAGAGTAATAAATACCCGTGATATCATCATTATCATCGGAACACGCCAATCGACAATTCTCAAAAGGTAAATGGTTAACTTGTGCAATGGTTTTTCTATCCATTGACCAAATTATTTCCCAATAAAAACCACCATGCAACTTTAAATCTAACGCTGTTGTATGCAAGATTCCATCTAAATTCAAT